CCTAAGCCTTCGTCGGCAGCGTCAGATGTGTATAAGAGACAGGTAATATAATATCCGTTCCAAGTGTTCCATTCTCTCAAAGCCACACCCCGCAAGGGTTTTAAGCGGAACGGATATGGAACAAATGCAAAAAAAAATGACCGCCCCCGGTCTTGCACACCGGAAGCGGTCAGGCGAAACAAACCCTTTTGAAGTTAATGTTTCAAACGCCATTGAACATTATATCACATGGGGTTTAGCTTTGCCATACCCAATTTTGAAAGTTCAGGTGATATAATGCGAAATCCAAACGGGTATGGAACGGTTGCAAAGCTATCAGGCCAACGCCGCCGCCCATACATTGTGAAGAAAACCATAGGTTGGAATGACAAAGGCCATCCCATCTATGACATTATCGGCTATGCTGAAACCCGTGAAGCCGGGAACATCATGCTTGCTGAATACAACCGTGATCCTTGGGATGTTGACCGGGCCAAAATCACCCTTCAACAGCTTTTTGACCTCTGGAAAGAAAAGAAGGCCCCGAAGCTGGGGGAATCCAACCGTTCTTCCCTCTGTTCAGCGTTCAAGCATTGTTCAGCGTATGTGAACAAGCCTTATAAGCAACTGCGATCCTACCAAATGCAAGAAACCATTGATGGTTGCGGGAAAGGGTACAGCACCCAAGCGGCCATCAAGAACCTGTGGGGCCACCTTGACCGGTTCGCCCTTGAAATGGATATAATAAACCGGTGCTTCTCCGAACTTCTGATTTCTGATCCAATACCGCCCACCAGCCGCCTTCCGTTCACCAATGATGAAATCAAAACGGTGTGGGAACATCAGTCTGATCCTTGGGTTGATACTGTTTTGATCTTGCTATATTCCGGGTGGCGTATCTCTGAATTTTTGAACCTGAAACCTGAAGATATAGACTTGAAGGAAGGCACGATGAAGGGCGGCACCAAAACGAAAGCCGGTAAGAACCGCATTGTTCCCATAATTTTTTCTACTCTGCAACGCTCTGAAACGCCCAAATACTGAACATTTCAGCCCTTTGAAGTTCGGTGAAATCGGGGTTATTAGTAACATAGTAGAAACACGCAAAAAAGGCCCTTCCAGCTTGAACCGGAAGGGCCTTTTCTCATGGTCAGGTTTTGGTGGCGTAGTCAAGGGAAATCCACCCGGCACCGCTTTTCAGTTTGCCCCACTTGGCCGCACCTTTGCCGGTGCTTTCAGCCACGATGGTATAAATACCGGGCTGGATGTAGCCGGTTGCACCGTAGTTTGTGCCGGGGCCTTTACGGATATTCAGGTTGGTGATCTTCACCCGCACAAGGTAAGGGGTCACGGTGGCCCCTGTGGTGCCGCCTGTGGGCTTTTCTGCGGTTGGGGGTGTAACTACTACCCCACCACCAGCGGAAGCGCCCTGAAGCCGCCTGTTGACTTCTGCGGCAATCTCCCCGTGTCGGGAATAAAGATATTCCCCCGGACAGGCTTTGTTGGCGAAGTCACGATGAACGGTCATGTTGCATCCGTTCCGATGATTCACACGGTCATTCTTGTTCGTACTCCACACCAACTTCTTGATCCCGTTCCGCTTGCAAATATCCGTTACCAAATCCAACAGGGCCGCATAAGCCTTGGCGGTAACGGCGTAAGGGTGGGTGGTGTCAGAAGCAACTTCAATGGTGATTGCCCGGTTGTCATTGGTGCCGTTGCTGGAACACCAAGAATGATCCTTTTCATCCACGGAAAGGCCAATGGAACCATCCTTACCAACAACATAGTTGGCGGAATATTGCCGGTCTGTGGTGGCGAAATAATCACACCCCTGTTTTGCTGTCCATTGCCCAACGATACAATGAATCGTGATGGTGTCAATGGCATGGTTCCGGGGGCTGGTTTTGTTTTTCGTGATCCGGGTATAGGTTGCAAGGGGGGAATTACTCATTTTCTGTATCTCCTTTCACCTGAAGAATGGCCCTGAACTTGGTGAAGGCTTCTGCGATATACTTACAAGACACCATCAGCACAGCGCCCACAATAACCAAATCAGCAAAAATTTCTGTGTATTCTTCCGGGATTGCCCACCCAAGCTGATCCGCATAAATCGGAAGGGTGGTGATTGCTACACAAAGCAAGGTCAGGCCCACAACGAAGGTGGCAACCTTCAGCCCGGAATTGATCATTTTCTGTCTGTCGAAGGGCTGAAGCAAAACCTTGATGTTGTAGTAAAGGGAAAAAGCAACATTGGACAGGTACGCACACAGAAAGATCAGCATGGCCCACCCAATATTGATCAGGTTGTTCAAAACAGCGTTCAGCATTTTTCAAATCTCCTTTGCATCGTTATAGATTTCCGGGCCGTACAATTTCCGAAGTTTGATCCGGTTTTCGGCTTTGGCTTTGGAATAGTAAGACCCGGTTGCGGTTGCCAATTCAGCAAATATGGCGGGGATTAAATAGGCCAGCGGTTCAAGGTTTTCAGTTTTCCAAACCATGATAAGGGTGAAGGCCGTAACCCCAACGGTTACGGCCCCCACCACATACAGGATCAGTTTGGAAAACTCAATCTTTTGCTTTCGGGATGTTCGGCGGCTCACGCATCAACACCACCCGCAAGCCCATCAAGGCGGTGGTGGGCGGATTTGGCGGACTGTTCCACGGCCACAAGGCGTTCCCGCAATTCCTGAACTTCACCCTTGACATTCTTCATGTCAGATTTGATTTCGGACACTCCATCCCCGATGTTTTCCAGCTTCACAATCACGGTGGTAAGCTGGGCGGTTTCCTCAGCGGTGTCTTTCTTATCGTTGCGCTTCAGGTTAGAAATACCGGAATACAAGGCAAAGGAAACCGAAAGAACAGAAATTACAATAGACAATTCAAGCGTCATGTTTACCTCCTATCAGGCCCCGATCAGGGCGGCAATATAGCGCAAATCCTCAACAGGGCCGTTGTAGAAGTCATGATTCCAAATCCAATGTTCTTCCTGATCCGGGCGCTTGTACTTCTGACAAAGGGCATCTTCCCAAATCTTCCCCCACCGGGCCTGATACCCGGCATCACGCTTTTCCAGCTTGGGAATGATCCGGTTCAACAGTTCGCCCCGTTCCTGCCTCATGCCATCATCATTCTGTGTGAAGAAGTCATAGGCGTTTTGGCTGGTGGCCGAACACACCGGAAGATCATTCAGGATCAAAAAACCACCCTGACCATTCAGGGTGGTTCCATACGGAATGTTCACTTGTCCGCAAATCGCCTTGAACCTTGCCCGTTTACGGCAAACATAGGTTTTATACTCCATCCGTGCTTTCCTCCCACCCGTACACACCGGGTTCCCACACATTGGCATCCGCTGTGGAAACCCAATGTTTACTGTTATGGCTTACTTTTGCCCCCTTGGAATAAGCGTCATGCGCTCCTACCGGTTGGCTCCATTCCGGCCATTCTTCAGCGGGGTCATTTGTCTTACTCCACAAACTGGAAGCGGCTGTGGGTGTCCAATCCGCTTGGGAAGTGTGGGCCTGAACACACTTGTAAAGGGTGCCTTGGTAGCGGCGAATCTGCCCTACCGTGTAGGCCACAGGGAAAGCCCATTCAGCGAACAGATCAGCGTGTTCAGCCGCCGTGGTGGGGTCAATGCTCCCGGCTTCCGCCAAGGTGACAAAGACGATTCCACCGGCTTCTGTGGCTTTGGTGATCTCGGTTCCTGCGTCCGTTTCCTCCAAACTCACGGTTTCCAGTTCGTCCATAGCGGCACGGCCCAACAAATGGTAAGCCACACCCTCAAAAACAATGCCCGAAGCGTCATGCTCCGGGCAAAGGATGTAGCAACCATTTTCGGCTTTCTTGATGTAGTTCAGGTTCTCGGTCAGGCCGATACCGGCCCCGGCTTTGATGATTCTAAACATTGTCCACCTCCGAAAAAGATTGCATGGTAAAGCCGCCGCAACCGCAACAACCGGCCATGATCGTTGAAGTTCCGGTAATAGGCGCTTTGGCACTCCATGTATTGTTCTATGTCAAAGAAGGATCGTTTTCCCTCTTTGAACTCCCTGTGAAACAGCTTCAGTTTTCGCCTTGCCCGTTTCACTCCATCCCGGCTTCCATTCACCTTGATCTTGCCGGTTTCGGTAAGTGTGAACCGGGCTTTGCAGAACCGGAACGGCTTTGTAAGCGGGATCACCTTACACTTGCGCTTGTTCACTCGGATTCCAGCGGCTTCAAAACGCCTTACAATTTCATGGCCCATCAGCTTTGCTTCATCCACCGTGGGAAAGAAAGCATAGTAATCATCCATGTAATGACCGGCGCAATGAACACGGGCCTGACACTTGATCCATTGGTCAATTTTGCTTGGTAACGCCACCATTTCCTGTTGGGAAGGCTCCACGCCCAAAGGCATCCCCCGGCCCGGTGTCGGGCATGGGGAATATTGAATCACAGTATCAGCCAAGTTTTGAAGTTCAGGATTCAAAATCAATTCCCGGTGCCGCTGATATAACAGGGCATGGGAAGCATTTGGAAAGAACCCTTTCAAATCCAACAGCAACACAGCACCTTCCCGGCCATATCGCCGGTAATGCCATCCAAGCTGTTGTTTGATCCGTTTGAACTGCCAATGAAGGCCCTTTCCCTTTTGGCTTGCCCCGTTGTCATAGATCATGGAAGGTGAATACAACGGGATCAGGACTTCATTACACAGGGTTTTGTGGATTTGTCGATCCGTAATGTGCGGGGCATCTATCGGGCGGATTTTTCCCCGTTCCCGAAGGGTGAAATGGGAACAGGATTTGGGCTTCCAAGTCTGTTCCAACACCGTTCGCTGCCGTGTTGCCGTACCGGAAAACAGGTGGCCTTCAAAGTTTTGAACACTTTGCTTCCACCGCACCCCGTTACAGCACTTTTTCCCGTAGAAGAACATCTTCCGATAGGAAAATATTTTATTCGTTGGCCCAAGGCTATCAACCCACCAGAATTATTGGCATTGTTATTGTTGTTGCCATCCGTCCAGACAATAACGAAATTGTTGTTGTTATTGTAATTAGGGGAACGAAGGCCCCACCAAACCGCCAGAGGACACATTAACAGTCACGCACCTAATAGGAAATCATTTCTGTTTTGCTGTTACATTTTTGATTGCCCCTTTCAGAAGTTCATTTTCTTTGTCGATCAGTTCACCCAAGTTTTGGGCCATCTTATCCAGCTTTTCCATGGCATCCTGTGACTTCACCGGATTTCCCTTGGAAGTGGTAAAGGCCCCTTCCGGGTTCTGGTTCAGAATCAGGTAAACATGGGTCAAGCGAACATCCAGCGCCATCAGGGAAGCCCGTGCTTCAAGAAGATGGGCCTTCCTCATTTCAATGCGCTGGTTGTCCGAAGGAAAGATACTGTTGGCCTTCTCCGCATGGTCGATGATCTCACCGGCCAGCTTTGCCACCGGCTCCGCAATCAACCGGGAATACCGGGCTGAAAGACGGGTCAGGAAGTTCAGGGTTTCAACATAAATCTGATTGGCCGTGTTGATGAACTCGGCCTTGCTTGTGGTTCTCTTTTGCTTCAGGACAGACATTTTCAGTTATACCCCTTTGGGTGAATTATCGACATTGATCGTTCCTTTCGCCTTTTCCACTTCTTCCAAGTGTTTCAGAAGAACAAATTCAATGTAATTGGTAATGGATCGGTGTTCACGGGTTGCAAGCGCCCCGATCTTGTCAAAGACTTCATCAGATAGGCGCAAGGTGAAAACACGCTTGTTTGTTGCCATACAATACCCCCTTCAAACAGGCTTATGGATATTGTATGGCTGATTTTGTCCGGTGTATGCACTCAAAAGACAGTCAAATGATAGCACTTTACCGAAAAACCCCCATTTTCAAAAAATCGTCGGGCGGCTTACGCCGCCATTATTATTTTTATTTGGGGTTCCCTCCCGGAACCGCCGCCTTTCGGCGGCGGGATAGGGGCGGGATCATCCTGCGGGGGATTAGGCGGCAAAGCCGGGCCGCAACCCACCAGAATAATAGGCATTGACATAGTTGCCGCCATCCGTCCAGACAACAACGAAAGGGGTGTTGTTATTGTAATAAGGGGAACGAAGGCCCCACCAAACCGCCGTGGTGACGGCGGTATGATTATTTGCAATCTTGGTGTTACCAGCTTTGTAATAATCATATTGGGCCTGATAGTTCTGTTCATACTGGTTGGCGTAGCTTCTCGTGCCAAAGACTTCAAACTCGGAAAGATCAAACAGGTAATCGGTAGTAGTTGTAACATTACCGGAACTGTTGCTTGCATTGCCCGTGTTATCGGTGTACTTGGTCACGGGTTGCATCACAGCACGAAGGTCAGACGGAAGCGCCGCCATCAAACTGTTTGCCAAGGGGCTTGTGGGGGTTCCATCATTGCCATAAAGGGTTTTCCGCTTATAGCAAGCGTTCCAGCCACCGCTGTTCGTGTTGCTGGTGTTCCAACTGAAATAACCTGTGCCGGAAATATTAGTATTGTATTTGCTGTCACACAGGGCAACAGCGGCACTCCCAATTTTTCCGATCTGAAAATGGATCTTATTCCCGCCTTCACGGGCCGAATTGTGATTGAACCCCAAAATGAAAACATTGACCGCCAAATTGGAAAAAGTGGTGTTACCCACCTTACCATTGATCTTGATTTCCTTCACATCACCAACGGCCCAATAGTTGGCCCCCAAACCTGCGGAACTGACTTCCCGGATGGTTGCCCAACTGTTATCGTTCAGAACCTTGGTGGGCAATGTCACTTCAACGGAACAGGTCTTATTGGCCGGGGCCGTGTGGTTGGTGCCAGCGGCCACGCTGACGGTGATTGTGGCGCTTCCTTTGGCCTTGGCGGTAACAGTTACCACCGAACCGGAAACACTCACAGAAGCCACCGTGGGGGCGCTGGAAGTGGCCGTAATCTTACCATCACCCGCCCTTGTCACGGTGATGGTGTCCGTGGTCTTTGCGGCGGTCAGTTTGATGGAAGTCTTATTCAAAGACAAACTACCAGCGGCCTTGGCAATGCTCCAAGCAACCGTTTTGGCCCCGGTGCTTCCATCAGCCCACTTGTAGTTCGTTTTCGGCGTGAAGGTGGCATTGTAGGAACCGGCGTTCGTGCCGCTGGTAGTTCCTCCAAGCGTCATTTTCCCGCTGTCATAGTTGTTCCAAGTGGGGCTTTGGGCCGAACCGGTATAAGTAAGGCTGTTGCTCTGCGTGGGGATCGTCATGGTGGCGGCGTTGATCGTCCAAGTCACTTCCTTGGCGGTCTGCGTACCGTCTGCCCACTTATACCGCCCCTTGGGTGTGAAAGTGGCCGTGTAGGTTCCCGCATTGGTGCCGGTAGTCACGCCGCCCAAGGTCAGCGCATCGGGGTTATAAGCGTTCCAAGAAGGGCTTTGGGCCTGTCCGTTATAGGTCAGGGTGCCATTCTGCGAAGGAAGAACATTGATGGTATAGACGATACCGGACACAGCATCCAAGGCCGCATTTGCGGCATCCTGTGCGTTCTGTGCGGCTTCCACACAGGTTCCGATCTGGTTCAACAGATACGGGTGGGCGGTCTGATCAAGGTTGTGTTCGCTCACCTTGTTTTGGGCCGTACCTTTGGGATCATAGTTCATGTTGGGAAGCTGTTCGGCGGGAACCTTACCATCCACCAGATCAGCCTTCCCGGATTGACCTTTCTGAAGGGCTTCAACGGCATCCGCATTGGCCTTCATTTGGGTATCAATCTTATCCATGTTTTCATTCTGAACCCCTACATCATAAAATTCAGATTCAAGGGGTTTAGTCAGCTTGTAATTGGTTGTTTTATTCGCCATTCTTCAAAACCTCGTTTCTCAACTGATTATGGGTATAGGCGGCAAGCTGGGCATGGGTGAACCGCCCAAGTTCCGCATGGGTGTTATAAAGCTGAAGCAAGGTCACAACCATGTTTTGGGGAACAACCCGGTTCAGCAAAGATTCAACATCATTGAAGTTGTTCTTTGCGGCCAACCCGATTTTCACAAGAAGCTGATAGGTGCCTTCTTCCACATCAGCGGAATAGTTACCCTTCCCGCACAGCGTTTCAAGGATGTTCCGAAGCTGGGGCAAGGTGTACGGAAGTTCTTCATTGATCCGGGTCAGAATACGGAACCGGCGATCTTCAAGACTGTCCGTGCCTTTGGGGGTGATCCCCAAAATCTTTTCCCACCGGGAAAGGCCCATGTTTCCAGCGGTGGGAATGAACTGATTATCAAGAAGATCATCCGTGGTATTCCACGCCTTTTCAATTTCCGGCTGTTCGCTCCCCATGATCCCCTGAAACTCCGCATAATCACGAATGACATAGGGAAGATAATCAATCAGTTTGCGTTCCATGCTCCCGGCCCCCTTATCCGTTGATCACGATGGTTCCCGGCTCAATGGTTCCCAAAACCGGGATGTGGTCAAGGGTCAGGGTACAGTTCGCCGCTTCACCGTTGATCTTGGTGTTGGCAATATCCAGAATACCGGTGATCCCCAACAGGCGGCTTTCCACCTGACTGATACGAACCACAAGGGCTTCATTCTGGTCTGCCCAACTTTGGGCCAGTTCCAAGAAGTAACCGTTGATTGCTTCCGTGACATAGGCGGAAACATCATCCCAACTCCATTCCCGCTGATAGTACAGATCGAAGGAAAGGTTGATGGTATCTTCACCCACGCCTTCAACCCTCACCACATGGCCGATGGGGGCAATGCCCACACCTTCACCGGCGTTCTGAAGGGGGTCAACTGCGGTCTGCACCTGATCCACAAGGGCTTCAGAAGGCTTCTTGAAGGAACTGTTGATGATCACCAGCTTCACGGTTCCGCCCACGGTCAGCTTGCTATTGGCTCCCGCCGCATACACGGCATTCAACCACGCCTTGATTTCCTCGGACACACCGGAAAGGCCGCTGATCCAAGTGTCGGTTCCCGTGGGCGGGATCAGCTTGGCCGGGTTCAAATCGCTGTTCCAAACCCGATATACCTTCACACCGCCCACGCCGGGAATGGCGTTCACCTTTTCCAGATAATCCGCACGGTTGCCGCCGAAGGCTTGGGCGTTCAGGCTATCCATGTAACGCTGTCTGAAAACCTCGGTATCTTCTTCATCCTCACCGGGGATCACCACGGCGGAAATGGAACAGGTTTCAAGCCCGTCCACATACTCAATGGGAATCACCGTTCCGGTGTAGTCATTACCGGCTTCACCAGCGGTTTCACAGGTGATTTCATACTTACCACTTCCACGGTCAGCCGAAACATAATAGTTCAGTTCTCCAATGGAAAAGCGGGTGTTCATGGGAAGGTGCAAGGTGGTTGGTGTAATGCTCAACTGCAACACGGCGGGGCTTGCCGGTTGCGGTTTCAGCCCCCTTTCTGCCGCCCTCAAAATGAGATAAGGGCGGGTTGCGGTGTCTGCAAAGGTTTCATTCAGCACCGTATCAAGGGCAATATAAAGGTTCTGCAATTCCACGGCGGCGGGGGCATCACCGCACCAAACCAACGAACCTTCACGGGTGTCCAAATTGCCATTGATAGAAAGCGCCTTCTGAAGCATCCGGGAAAGGATTGCTTCATAGGTCTGTGCTTCATACATCAGATTTCAACCCCCAATTCTGCATTGATTTCGCCAAAAATGCTGACCACCGTGAAGGTAGTCAGCACTTTCTTTTTGTTCACCGTAAATTCAAAGTTCTGAACCGCCGTGATCCTATCATCCTGAAGCAAGGCTTCACGAACCCGGCGTTCAATTTCGGGAATACAGTATTCCACATCTTTCCCGATCAGATTATGAAGTTCAACCCCATAATCCCAAGAATGGATCAACCATTCATAGCGTTCTGTGTTCAGGATTAGAAAAACCGCCTGTTCCACAGCTTGGATTTCATCAATGGTGCCGATGATGGTCAGGTTGTTGTGGTTCATCCTGAAAGTACGGCTTGGAAGGGTTTCAATGGTGAAATCCTGTTTAATATCATCCTGCACTTGCGGAATCATCATCAACCCCCCTTTACTCGGTCAATAACCACGAATTTCTTTCCTTGCTGAACCCGGATCAGAAGCACCTTTTCACCGGCCTTCAAAGCGTTGTGAACCTTGAAGGTTTTCTTGCCAACATAGGCGTGTTTGTGGGCTTCATAAGCCGCCGCACCAGAACCACCGCCTTTGTCCTCGGTGCTGTGGTTCACCGTCATATCAACTTCAAAATCAGTCACATTCCGGGTCAGGATCAGCATTTTGGAAGTGTAGATGGATTTCTGATCCACCTGAATTTTCAAGGGTGAAGCGGAAAGGACAGTTCCAAACAGGATGTTCACCGGTTTCTCGGCTTCCACAGCTTCCACCGCCGCCCGTTTTACCACTTCAACAGGATTAGGCAATAAATTCACCCCCGATCAGGTCAAGTTCCATCATGTGTTCATCACCCCTGAAGGTATGGGTGACTTTGTTCACCACCATGTAATTGTTGGTGACAATATCGCCAAGGTTCAGGGCCACCACCACGGCGCTTCCAGCACGAACCCGCACATCACCGAAAGCGTTCTGAATGGTCAGCTTGCGGGTTTTCTGATCGTACAGCTTCAACAGGGCATCCGCCTTGGCGGAAGCGCCCGTTTTGGTCTGAACTTCTTCAAAATACTGAAGAACACCCCATTGGTTCATTTTCGCCCCGTCCTGTGCAATGAACAATTCCCGCTTACCGGTTTTTTCATCGTTATAGGCCAGTTTGATCTTGTTATAGGTCTGTTCATCAATGCTGGATTCATAGCTAAAGTTTTCCCCGGTTTCTTCATCAATCAGAAGGTTCAGCTTCATGGTATTGATGTTCTTCAGGGTCAGCTTCCCGGCATCGTCATACAGAACATAAAGCTGTTTGGTATTCATCAGGGTTTCATCAAGGGCGCTCTGGATCATATCAAACAGGGTTTGGTTTTCTTCCACGATGGTTTCAATGGTATAACCAGTATCTTCCACCGTGCCAAGGTTCAACCGGAAATCTGTTGCAATGCGCTTCAGAAGGTCAGAAGCCTTCAGCCCTTCTTCCGTGATGGTGTCCTTATTCTTCAAATAACGCAACTGATCATAGGCCACAACATCAATGGTGCCGCCCTTGTCACGCTTTTTCTTGAACACAAACCCATAGAACATGGCGGTTCCGTTCACAGTCAGCTTCACCGGATCACCTTCAGCAAAGTTCAGCCCCGGCCCCTTGACAACGGTGAACTCCAACTTGCCGGGGGTTCCCTTGCGCTCCAAGGTCAGCCGTGCGCCTTCCTCGACAACGGGGAATTGAATGGTGCTGTTATGCTGGATGAACAATTCAACTGCCAAACGGAATCACCCCTTTCAGGAAGGCAAAGTAAGAACCTGACCGGGATAGATCAGGTTCGGGTTCTTGATTTTGTCCTTGTTCAGATTATAGATTTTCGTGTAATCGGCCCCGTTGCCCAACTGCTTCTTGGCAATGTTCCAAAGGCAATCACCAGATTTCACCGTATAGGTGGCGGCTTTCGGGGCCGTTGTGGTGGGCCGGGGTGCCGCCTTAACCGTTGCGGTGGCGGTTCCCCCGGAAGTCTTGGCCGGTTGCACGGTCACGGTCTTGGTGCCATAGGCTCTGTACTGTTTCAGGTTGATCTTCACCTTCACATCGAAGCCTTCACCGGCATCATCGGTGATTTCATAGGTTTCAAGGCCAACGGTCAAATTGGTGTAATGGAACATCCCGCCACCGGGCTTCTGCCGGTTCAGAATGAATTGGAACGGGGTCTTGCTCACCTTCAGCCGTTCAAACAAGGACAGGTAATAGGCGGCGTTTTGCGCTCCACCATTGCTGAAGGGATAGGACACTTGGGGAAGAACCAATTCAAAGGACACATCCGAAAGGCCAGCGGCCTTCAGGATATTGATTTCTTCCCCGTTGATCAGGGTCATGGTCTTATTCTGGTTGTTGATCTTCACCGTCACCTTGGAAGGGGTGATAGGCATAAGCGTTCCCGCCATATACAGTTTATACGCCATTACTCATGCACCCCTTCTTCAGAAACTTCCAGCTTTTCAGCAAAGTCATTGGCCCAAGCATCCATGATCCCATCCAAATCAGCATCTTTGGAAATGTGGTTTTCATTGTGCTGTTCAACCTTGATTTCAGCGGTAGTGAACCGGTTGATTGCTTCACGCTCCGCAATGTCACGAAGATAGGCCAAATCTTCTTCAGCAATATCCAAGGCATCAGCGGTGGCCGCTGTGTTGGCGGCGGTGTCACCGGTGTTTCCATAGATTCCATCAAGGGTGTTGCTCAAATCGAAAGCCCCCATAGAATCCAAACCGGAAGCATCAAACATTCCGCCAATCTTATCATCAATCCCTTGGCCGAAGTCATACCCGGCATCCCAAGCCCCGGAATAGGTGGCCCGATAGTCGATGGTGGAGGCGTTTTTGTCCAAGGTGATTGCGTTTTCATTTTTGCCCCAAGAAGTAACCGCACTTTGAAGGCTTTCAAGGCCAGAAGTCCAGTCAGTTCCAAAAATAGCATCAATGATGGTGGTTACAACTTTACCAAGGTTCAGGAACCACCCGATGATTTGACCGATCAGGTTTGCCACGGCATCACCAAAGCTGTTGAAGCCGCCGTTGCACACATTCAGAATCCATTCCACGATTCCAAGGAACGGGGCCACAAAGATTGTCCAAATGGCCTGAATGATAGCGTTCAAAACGCCAATGGCACAGTTCAGCACAAATGCACCGGCCACGGCTACCACACCACAGATAATTCCAGTTGCGGAAATGGTGGAACCGGTCAGCTTATTGATTGCCGCCACAATCATATAAATGGCCGCAATCACGGCAATGATGATCAACAGAATCCAAGTCAGCGGACAGGCCAGCAAAGCGGCATTGAAGCCGTATTGGGCGGCTGTGGCGCTTGCCTTTGCCATTGCTTCCGCCTTCTCGGTAGCGGCAAGGGTAGTATTTGCAACGGCGGCTTTGTACGCCTGAACCGCCGCAAGGCCCTTCTGTGCATTGCTGATAGCGGTGATTGCATTGTTGGCAATCAGATAGCCGTTATACAACAGCATTGCCGCCGCAATCCCCAAAACAAGGGGCTGAATGATCCCCCAATTATCCACGAACACAGAAGCAATGGCAATCAGAATATCCAGCGCCGAAGAAGCCACATTCGCAACAGCGGCAAGGCCGTTGATCAGGCCGGTGGTCACTTTCTGGAACTTGGTGCTGTTTCCAATTTGGTTGATTTTGGTCAGGATCGGGGCAAACATAGAAAGGGCCTGATTCTTCATATCAACCCAAATCTGCGCCCAAGTCTTGGGCATGGAATCGAACTTTGCGTTGGTTTCGTCCGCCATAGCAAACATGGCGTTCTTCACCACTTCAGCCGTTACCTTGCCTTCCTGTGCAACCGTCTTGATGGAACCTTCCGCAATGCCCATATATTTTTCAATGGCTCTTGCGATACCCGGCGCACCGTCCAGAATAGAGTTCAGTTCTTCACCACGAAGCGCACCCGCCGCCATTGCCTGTGTAAGCTGGATCATGGCGTTGCTCTGCTCTTGGGCCGTAGCACCGCCAATAACAAACTGTTTGTTCACCTGTTCCATGAAGGCAATGACCTGATCCATATTGCCACCGAAGGCGTTACCGGCGTTCAGGCCAAGTTTCGCAACGGCGGAAGCGGTGTCAAAATAAGCGGATCGGGAACGCTGGGCGGAAGCCATGATCTTCTGTTCCAAGGCTTCAACGGAACCGCCATCATCCACAAGCAAATTCAATCGGGCTTTGGTGCTTGCCAATTCATCCGAAATGTTCAGCACCTTATTGATCCCGGCGATACCACCAGCGGCAATGGCAACTTTCTTGATGATGGACAGAAGCCCGTTGGCGGAATTGCTACCCCCACGGATGGAATTGTTGAAATTCTGCTGTTCGTTGTTGGCGTTCCTGATATTTTCTTCAATGGTATCAAAGGCGGTTCCCGCTTTCGCCCATTCTTCACGGGCTTCCCGGATTGCCGCCGTGTCAACGGCTCTACCGGAAGCCTGTTGCATGGCTTCAAAGGTGTTCAGCACAACCCCCATTGCCTTGTGCATACTCTGAAGGGGGCTGGTAACACCATCATAAAGGGCAATAGCGGCCCGGATGTTTCCCACAGGGATCACCACCTTTCTTGGAGAATAGAATCCGGGGCCTTAATGGTGGCGGCCCCGGCGCTGTTTTCGTTCAATTTCCTTCTGCTTCTTCTTTTCAGCTTCCACCCGAACATCAATGGCCGCAATGATGAAGGCCCGTTCACGGCGGGGCAAAGCATAAAAGGCGGAAGGTGTCAAATGAAGTTCGTGAAGGCAATAGTAAGCAATGTTCGCTTCACCATCACCTTCACAGATTAGTTTTTTGCTTCATCAACCTCATCCTGCATGGTGGTATCAAAACCACACACTTCCTGAATCTTGGTCAGGTATTCGGCATATTCGCCGGGGGTCAGCATGGTTTTCAGAAGGGCATCAGCGCCCATGACCTTGTAGCTGTCCTGAAGTTCCTTATCATTCAGATTGGGGAACACGGTACAAGCCACGGCCAGCTTGCCAAGGTAAAGATCATAGTCGGTTTCCTTCTGATACTGGTTCTTCTTGCCGGGAACCGGAACACGCTTGGCACAGGACTTCCGAAGGGCTTCATCCTCGGTGCCGGTAATGGTCTTGATCTCCCAAGGAATGGGGTTGCCATCCTCACCCAAGAAGCGTTTGGAAGCAACAAACTTGATGTTCTCAACGGGAACGGCGTTTTCAGCCAAAAAAGCGGACAGGCTCATTGTTTTTTCCTCCTATATTTTGATAAAAAGGCCCCGGCCCCTACCGAAGTAAGGCCGGGGCGCTCTGCTTACTGCATACCGGCCAAAAGGCTGAAGGTTTCGGGCATCTCGAAATCTTCAAAGGTGAAGTCCATATCTTCATCCAAGTATTCCGCATCAGCATCAAACTTGGCAAGCAAGCCGCCATCCATATTGCAATCCTTCAGGATCACGGTCTGACGGCCCACGGAAGAAGTGGGATCTTCATTTGTCACCTGAATGTCAAAATAGACATCCTCGCCGGTGTCCTTATAACGCTTCATCAGCTCACGGAAGATGGAAGTGTTATAGTGGAAGGTGGCGGAACCCGTACCCTTCCAGCCGGTGGCCTTATTGCCCTTGCCGGTCTTGCCCAAAATGGGAACTTCCGTTTTGTTCTTCTCAAAGTTGGCTTCAAGGTTGATAGCCTGCATGAAGTTGTAACGGTTATCCCCGATGGTCACGAAACATTCAGCCAAGGAAGCGGAAACAGCATCCTTGGCGTTCATGATGGTTCTATCTGCCATGATGGTTGTACCTCCTTACTGAACATAGACGGTCATATAAAGCTGTTCCATAGCGTTCACGGGGGTCACATAATCAGTAACCACCACGGATTTCTTGGTATCGCCCTTTTCAACCGTCACATTTTCACCGCTGAAGTTCTCAATGGCCCGAATATCCTGAAGTTCCGTGTGGTGCTTCACAATATCGTTCCAAAGGGAAATCCGGCCAGCGGCATCATTGGGAACCTTGCCAAGATACTTCTTGCCGAACAGAACGGCAATATCATTGGCGATCTGATCCAAAACTCGGATCGTCTGGTTGCTGGAAAAGTCGCTGGACTTTTCATCCGTGATGGAAATGAAGCTGTTAATGTCAGTCAGGACACACACCGCTTCATCCACACGATGGAACATGAAGGAACCTTCCTTGATACCGTTTTCAAGCTGGGTCTGCGTGAAATCGGTATCAACATCATATTCACCATCATAGGTCATGTTGGTGGCGCTCTTATTGACCGCCGTTCCGCCGATCACGCCCGTAACCCAAGGGATCAGGGCGGTGGAAGTCTTGTCGGAAGTAAGGCCGTTCTTGACGCTCACAACGCCTTCATAATCGGCCAGCTTGCGGAAAAGAACCACCTGAAACTTCTTGCCCACATCATCACGCATCCGCTTTGCGAAGGCCGCAAACAGGGCGGTGATGGTAGCCTTGCTCTCGGTGCAACCCATAGCGTTGAAGGTGTACGCTTCCGCCTGATCAAGATAGGTCTGATAGTCGGAATCGGCCACGGTGCCATTGGTGCCGCCCGTCAGGGGCAAGGAAGCGGTCAAAGAAAGGGTTCCGCTGGACTTCCAATCCACATAGGCATTGGCCTTCAGATCGGTGATAGCGGTCACACCTTCCTGAAGATCAACCTGAACGGTTCCCAAGAAGGTTGCCACATCGAACAGCGGCTTCTGTTCTGTGGTGTTTTCATTCGCCGTGATAACGGTACGAAGATCATTACCACGGGTGCCGGGGTATTTGGCCGTTGCGTAGGTGTTAGCCGCCTTCACGCCGCTGGTGCCAAGGCGGAAGAAATGAACGGTTTTGGCGTGAAGGAAGATTTCACGCATAGGCTTCAGTTCATCCGCCGTGTACGCATAGCCGAAAATTTTCTGACTGTTCTTGATAAAGTCAGCCTGTTCCACCGTGAAAATCTTGCCTTCAGGCCCCCAATTCATAGCAAGGGGGATGGTGACAATGCCACGGTCAGAAAGGGTGGCGCTTGCCTGCGCCACAGAAATGATGTTGATATATGCACCGGGCAGAACCTTGTTCTGCACCAAGAAGGTGCCGCCGCCAAGGGCCATATTATTTCACCTTACCTTTCATAAAGTCATTGATCAGCCCATCAATCTGATCGAAGGTGTATTCCTTCCCATCTTCCAAAAGGACAGACAGGAGATCACGCCGGTCAGCGTAACGCCTGAAGGTCAACACCCGTTCTTTGGGGAATACCACCGGGGCCGTGATGGTCGGTTCCTGTGCGGTGGCGGCTTTCTTTCTGGTAGCCATTCAATCACCCTTTCTTTGGCTCCACAGTAGTTTCCAAGGTTTCCATTGCGGTTTCCTCGGTTTCTCTGCGAAGTGTCAAATTGTAGTTCACGAAGAAGTGAAGAACCCCGTCTTGCACTTCATAACTCATGGAAGTTCCGTGAAGCACATCCCCATTGGGAAGGGTGATGAACTCCAAACATTCCATCAAATCCCCGGCCATAGTGAACAATTCAGCGTTGTTTCTCCCGCTGGTTGGGAAATAGTGAACATCCAGCGGGTTCCGGTTCATGAATCGGTTCTTTTGCAACGGGGAAATGTCAGGCTTCAGAACGGCAATGAAAAAACAGGGTTCTTTGAAGCCCTGTTCCACATCATTCTGATAGATTTTGTACCCGGCCCCAAAGGTGGCGTTCAGCTTCATGGAAACACCTTTGATGATTTCATTGATCAACTGAACACCCCCTTCAAGGCTTCATACAACATATCATTCAGGATGGACGGGGCCAAGGTTTTCACTTCCTGTTCGGAAATCGTCAGCATGAACCGCCCCTTCACCCAACTTGCCTTCAGGGTCTTACCCAAGGCGGGAATATAGCGCCCCGGCGTTTGCCGGTGGCCGTATTCCACATAGGACGCATATTCCAAGTTGTTGATGATGGTCACGGTGTACTGATCCCCATGTTTTTCAATGGGAAGGATCGTCCAAGCATCACGCAAGGAACCACCGCTGTAACCGGCCCAATATTCCTGCTTGGCTTCATCCGTAGCATAGGACGGAACCACACCAACCGGGGTTCTTTTCTTCACCTTGTTCAGAAGGATTTGGGCAACCTTCTTGGCGGCATCCCGGCAAAGCCGATCCATGTCAACTTCCGAAAGCTGTTGAAGGCGTTCATCCAACTTCTTCAGTTCCCGGTAATCACACCGGCCCCATCTTCCCATCAGGCCCACCCCCTGAAGGGTTCAAGCATGATTTCTTGATGGTTGGAGAAAACACCCGGTTCACCGGAACGGGAATAGGTGAAGGTTCGTTCCACATCATTTGGCCGGGTGACAATGATCTTACATCCTGCGGGAACCTTCACATCCGGGGAAAGGAACAGCTTCACCACCTGTTGGGCGGTTGCCACTTCATCCCCATTGGTTGAAGTTAATGTTTCAAAAGACAGCTTGCACGGCTGATCCTGAAAAAGCGGCTTTTCTTCAGAATCCGTCAGGTGGGTGACAGGATCGGTGACTTCCTCACGAATGAAGATAGAACACCGATCCTTCCATAACCGTTCCAAGGCGGTTCGCACGGCCTTATTTACCATACCAACCGCCTATAACGGTAGATTTCACCAATGCGCCCGTTGATCAGATAATCAATCAGGCTGTTCAACCTCTGTTCAGGGGTTGAACTACCTTCACCAAGGGCAAAGGTAATGTTGGTGTCACCTTCCTGAATGGATTTCACCGCCGCATCCAAATCAAACCCTTCAAGCTGTCCAGAACACTTCTTCATGTTCAGGTATTCGCCCACGGCCATAGAAACGGCCAGACTTTCCAACCCCTCCGGGATTTCGGAAAGGTTGGAAAGGTTTTTGATCCGCCATTGAACATTGTTCAAGACAATATCCAACAGCGGATCATCAGCGGCCCCCGCCACGCCAAGGGCCGTTAGCATTACAACCACTTTTTCACGCAACGGGGTTCACCGCCTTTAGCCACGGGAAAGAATCCGGGCAATGGGAATGGACTTGTGGTTGATGTAGGAACGCTGACTTGCGGCGCTTTCACCGGAATGAACCAGCGTCCAGTTGCCGCCGTTTTCCAGTTCAGCCGCCGTGGGGCTGGCGCTTGCCTGCGTTTTCTTCTCATAGGACACACCGAAGGGGGCGAAAACCTTACGCTGACGCATATACAGCAAATCCTCACCGCCATTGGTCTTGGGGTCACGGGCCATTTCATAGGGAACCTTCACGCCGATGTCCTCATAGGAGAAAGCACCGTTGCCCATAGCGTAGGTGGTGTACTGAACACCAGCAACCACATAATCATTGGCCGCAAGGGTCTTGGAACCGAAGTAGGGCGTGACCTTGGACAGAAGGATTTCGCCATCAGCGGGGGTGCCAGAAGCAACGATCTTCAAAGCGCCATCGGTGTTGGCGTCGGCATCAAAATAGCCTTCAGAAACAGGCATCTGATCGGTGACGATCACCAGCTTGCCGTTCCAAGTACCCAATTCCAAATCACGCTGAATCCCGTCCTTGTCGGTGTACTTCAGGCGTTCGATCAGGTTCAGGTTTTCAAGGCCGGTGGAAACATCACTATGGCAGAAAACCAAAGTGAACTTCTTCTTGTTCGCACCGCAAGCCTTGTTTGCCGCCGTGTTCAGGGTGGTGGCGGTCATAGCACCGGAAACGGTGGTGGTGTGCTTCTCCACAAATTCCTTGTTCTTGGCATCGGTGGTGGACATGGCAAAAATGCCCTTCAGGATGGAAAGAATGGTGGCTTCATCCAGTTCATCCTTGTACTGTGCGACCTGTTCGCTGATATTCGCCATGAAATCAACGCCACCGGTCACATCATAGGAGAAATCACGCTCTTTCCATGCCTTGGCACGGCCAACCACCACAACGCCCTGTTCAAAGGTCTTGGTGGAAGTGGCGGTAATGTCGGTAGAACCGTCATAGTTCACCGCATCACCGTCAATCAGGCCACGCATGGCAAGACGGGCGTAAGCGGTGCCGTTCTGACCGCTGAACACTTCCTGAATGTCAGGGTTTGCGGCCAATGCACGGGATTTCTTGATTTCGTTCATGTTCAGGTTGGGAACACGGGCCACCATGTACTTGAACGCTTCAGCATTGAAACTCTTGGAATCAAACTTGTTGTTAGGCATAGTTCAAAACTTCCTTTCTAAAAATAAGATTTATAGGGGGTGTTGGTTAGTCCAACTTTGCATCCGGGTGGGCTTCCAAATACTGACACAGTTCATCATAGGTCATTTTGGAAGGATCATCACCAGCCGGGGGTGTATCACTCTTTTCACCGGGCTTGGCACCCTTGAACTTCTTATCAGGGGCCTTGGTGTCAAACAGAAAAGCCGTGTCCTGACCGTCCACCAGCTTCTTGATTTCGTCACCCAAGCCCTTCACCGTGCCATCATCGGCCAGTTCAGCCTTGACAAGAAAATCAGCCATCAGCGCCTTAACAGCGGTGTTGTTCTTGGCCTTGGCTCCGGTCAATGCCATATCAACGGCGTTGCTGATCTTCAGCGCCTTCAGTTCGGCTTCATGGGCATTCTTCTGGTTGGCGTTGTCGGTCTGAAGCTGTGTGATCTGATCCTGAAGCGCCTTGGTGTCACCTGTGGACTTCTTCAGCGTTTCAAGCTGGGTGTCACGCTCTTTGATCGTGTTCTTTGCGTTGGTCAGTTCGGTGTTGACCTCATTGAAGCGGCTTTTGGTAACGAAGGAACCGTTCAGGCCCTCCATGACCTTATTGGCCTGTTCCTCGGTCAAGCCCCATTCCAGCAGATTTTCCTTTGTCATAGTGATAACCTCCAAATCCTTTTTTACCGTGGGTTAGGAACCACGATTTTATTTAGATTTCTGTTTACCGCCCACAAATCCAAAACGGCGATGGTATGAAAAAACCACCACCGGCCAGAAGGCCGGGGTGGTCAAATCATCAATTAAGTTAATGCGTCAATGATAATGCGATAGCGTTCACGGTTCGGCTTGTAAATGCCCCGTTTGTAATAACTCAAAGACGCTTTGCAAATGTTCGTCAGCTTGGAAAGTTCCGTTACGGAAATGCCCCGTTCATCCATCAGTCTTTGAATCTCCGTGCAATCCACAGGCCCATCCAAGGCCGGGGGCGTGGCGGTCACTTCCGGGATATTAAACCCGGCCTGTTCCAGAAATCCAAGCACATAGGGAAGCCGTTCATTCCGACAGGTAGCGGCCAGTTGTGCCGCCTTCATGTAATCGTCTGTGGTCAATGCTCTTGCTTTCGGGATGATGGAATAACTTCCGGTTTTACGGATTGCGGGAAGAATCTCATGCGTCACCCAATGTTTGAAGCGTTTGGCGCTTTCCAGCTTGCTTCCGAAGATCAGGGCATACAAACCGGATTCGTTGATGATGGTCATGGTCTGTTCACCGGAGGGGGTCGTGATTTGCGACCCCCCTTTATCTTCCGGGTCAACATGACGGTGAAGGGCATCTTTGGTATTGGAATATCCCAAGGCAACCGCCACATCCTTGCCCACGAACCACGGTTCTTCCTCAATGGTCACGGTTCGCACCTGTCCAAATTCGGGGTTGGTGAATACCTGAAGTTCATTCATGCCTTCTTCACCGCCTTCTGTCCACGGGCAAAGCCCAGCTTGAACACCACGGCAATTAGCTTGAAAGTGTCGTGATGATATGCGTCATAGAGTTCATCCAGTTCATTCCTGCGAAGGTCATACTTACCGGGGTGTACGCCTTCAATGCTCTTGATCAATTTTTCCATGTTAAACCTCCATCAGTTTTCACTTGATAGAAGTTCCCAACTGTGATAGAATGGATTTATCCAGTTGGGAAACCTCTGGTGGTTTAGGGTGTTGGTGTACTTTAGCGGGTAGCCGACACCCTATTTCTTTAGTTTGCTATGCTGTTCCTGAATCCCCTTCCTTACTACTTCAGATCGAGAAAGATTTTCAGCTTCACAACATTCATCAAGCTGTTGCAAAGTCTGTTCATCCATCCTCACCCGAAGCATATAATCTTTGGGGTTCTCTGAAACAGGACGGCCTTTTTTAGCAACCATTTATTCACCTTCTTTTCTGTTGCTATAACAATTATATATTGTAGCAACAGAAAAGTCAAGAGGTTTTTGGAAAAATTTTAGGCATAGAAGAAGGGAACAGGTTTGCACCTGTTCCCTTGAAGATTGGACTTTGGCCGGAGCGTCACTCCCGGCATCTCTTTTGCCCACTACCAAAAGGCGTGTGGCGTATGGGAACGCTTTTTCCACCTCAAAGCCCGTTCTTATCCTATCTAAAGTATAGCAGTATTATTCCCGCTTGTAAAGGATTTTCTTGTTCTTCACATTCTTCTTCCATGTGGTTTCACCAATTTGCCAGAAGGACAAGATGGAGTTTCGATATTCAGCGGGGTCACTCTCTACCTTTACCCGTAGAATCACTTTGAACTTTTCGCCATTTTCTTCAATTTCTTTCAGAATCACACCGGTATTAGGCTTGTTTGCTTCCAAGATGTAATCCGGGTTTTCCAGAATATCCGCAACATACTTAACGAACTGTTCGTAATCTCCGGGGTGGCGTTCTTCAATATGCTGAATCCGTTCCGGGGTGATAATCACTTCATCGGTGGCGATCTCGTCCGTAATGCAACGGTATTTTTCTATATCAATGCGGCCTACCGTCTGCACATTGGAACCCTCGCTTTTTACCATCGAAACTGTATTTTTAATTATACTCCCGATGGTTGCAAGGGTCAACCCATCTTTGGAACCGTTGTCCACAAAAGTTTTCTTCCATTCGGAATAACTCATATTACCGGGGACATAGTAAACTTTTCCATCCTGATCCCTTGCGGCTCTTTCACCCATATATTTTTCATCAATGGCGGGAACCGTAGTTCCTCGGCAATGTGGATGAAACGGGGGAACGGTAACACCCGGTTGAAACTCCGACATGGGAACCACTTTTCGATCCATACTTGCACAAAATGCACAGGTGATGGAATCCAGCGTTTCCAAAATCTCCACATTCTTAACGCCCAATTCCTTATAGGTCTCTTTTGCGGCAACAGCGTTGAAATAGGTGGTTTCAGTGTTGACCAACCGCCCCGCCTTATACCGATGAACCCCGAACTGTTTCTGAATAGCCGTGGTGATCTTGGCCGGGGAATCTCCCCGAAGAAGTCCTTGCGTCAGGCTCTTGCTAACCGAACCCACCAGATCATTCTTGTTCAACCAACAGCGATCCCGGAAGGTTCGCCCGTCCGTTGTCCAAGGCTTTGAAAGCAATGTTTCAAGTTTCTTCTGATCCAGCCCGGTAATATCCCAGCCAAGGCCCACACCCTTCTGAACCTCAAACGCCGTGTGGGTGTAGCCATTGCCCACAACCTTCTTCAACAAGGCATCCAGACTATCAACTTGATTGCCATATAGCAATTCAAGCTGTTGTTGAATACCTGTCTGAACAGCTTCAAGGCGGGAAATGTGGAACCGGGCGGACGCATTTTCCAGCTTCTTCAGCCATGCCGCATCCAACCCGGCCTGTTCACCGATCTTGATATACTGTTCAACGCTCCAATGAAATTCTTCAAGCTGTCCAGCGGTCAGCCATTTCCGGGCATCGGTCAGGCTGATTTGGTTGTTCACCGCAAAACGGGCATACCAGCTTTCAATTTCCTTCTGAACGGAACGCTGTGCATCCAGATACAGTTCTTCCATGTCCTGAATGGTCTTTTGGGCTTCTCTGTGGGCGCTGTCCTCCAAGATGGAAAACCGCCCACGCCAATAATCCGCATTTTTCATGGCCGGTTCCTCCAATCCTGAAAAATGGTGCTGAAGGTGGGATTTGAACCCACACGCCTTGCGGCAACGGATTTTGAATCCGCCGTGTCTGCCTATTCCATCCACTTCAGCAAATAAGACTTCCCCATCAGGGCTGAAGGCCCCGCAAGCATTTTCAGCCAAGTCCAACAGGGAAGCATGGTAGCCCGTGCCGGGATCGAACCGGCGTTACCGCCGTGAAAGGGCGGTGTCTTAACCACTTGACTAACGGGCCATGATGGGCCGGGGAAGGGAATTTCACCCTTTGGCGGGTAGGAGTAATAGCACCCCGCCACACTCAATGTCTGCCCCGGCGTATATTGTGCAACGGCGGGGGTTATTCGCCCCCACCATTATCACCTTGGTTCGGGTTGCCGGTCTGGAAGGCCCCGGCGTATTCCTGCGCCTGTGCCATAGCTTCTTCCTTTTCCTTCTGCAACCGGGCCATTTCTGCTTCAACATCAGTAACCCACGGGTGCTGTTCCACAATGGTTTCATTGGAAAGAATACCAACGGACTTGGAACAGTTTTCAATGGATTCAGATTCATTGATCAGAATATCCCTGTTGAACACAATCGTCACATCATCCGTGAAATCTCCAACACCGGTGTTGCTGAAGTGGTTGTTGATGAACCACAACAGTTCTTCAAAGGCCGCTTGGAACTCGGTTTCCATGCCGTTTGCGTCAAGGTCAATATCAGAATACATGGATTGAATGTTCATCTGATTGGGGTTCCCGGACAGGCGATCATCTTTAGCATCGTAGCCACGGGCATTTTCAATCAGGGCTTTCTTGAACACATCCAAAATGGCCTTGTAGTTCTCGGAATTGACTTCCACCGTCAGGGTGGTAACATCCCCATCATCACGAACCTTCACGGCTCCGAAGGTGGCAAGGTTGCGGCGGAACTCACCAAGATTTTCACCATCGTAATTCTTCAGGATCAGGATGGTGTTCCGTGCGTCCTCTTGCATATTGTTTTCAAAGTCGGAAATCATGGTGTTGATTCCGTCCTGAAGGGTTTTCACACGGCGAATCAGGGGGATTTCCTGCTTGTTATACTTGAACGGGATCAGCGGAATCCGTTCCCAATTCAATTCGGTGGGTTCCTTGCCTTCTTCTTCAATGGTGAAGTAGCTTTCATGTTCCCCGGCTTCCACATCAGGCTTCAGTTCGCTTCCATCATAGATATACCGGTAAAGGCCATCTGTCTTGAACAGTTCAACCCGTTCAATGATTTTCTTGGTATATCCATCCCACACTTCCTGCGGGTAAAGACGGATAGCAGAATCAAGGATGGTGTGATCATCGTCAGCCCAAAACGGAAGAACTTCATAGGCCGGGAAATGTTTGAAGGCCAGATTGCCCTTTTTGTCATAGAATGGGAACAACCAGCCAAGGCCACCATTCAGGGCATCTTCACAAACATACTTCAGAAGCCGGTGGAACCGCTTATTGAACACATCGTTCAAAGCGTCCGCATAGGCTTTGTTCTGACAGTTCACCGTGAAGGGCTTGCCCACAAGGTAGTTGGTTTTCTGATCCACCATCAGGGCATATTGGTTATCAATCAGGCGGTTGTTCGGAAGATTGTCCACTTCCTGAAGTTTGCCATCAGCACCAATGATTGTGCGCTTCCGGTTCAGAATGTCATGACGGCCTTCATAATAGTCAGCGCCTTTGATCTGATCCATGCGCTTCAGGCTGTTCTTCCATTCACGGATTTCAGCGGCGTAAAACTGAAGTTCAGTCATGCCGTTTCGCCCACCCTGAAGGATCAGGCGGTTGATACGCTCCATAGCGTTATCCAGAAACATATTCACTTACCGCCTTTCTTCATTGCTTAATAAACGCAAACACACGGAAACCGTGCGTTTTTCGTGTGTTTTGTTACTATCATGTTATTAGTCGAAGCTGAAGGCGGGGCCAACCAACATATCTTCCAGCCCGTAACGCATAGCGTCCATAAGGTGGTTGAAATCGTCAATGGGAACATTGATCTTAGCCCCGAACTTATCTTCTGCCCATGTGTAGTTTGAAATCTCTGTGATGAAGTTCACGCATCGGGGATGAACAATGATGGTGTAACCCTGAATGTACTGAATGCCATTGTTCACGCTGTCCTTGCCCTTCCGGGCGGCTCTGATACGCTGAAGGCCAGCTTCCCGCAATTCGTCAATGCTCTTGGGTTCTGCACAATCGGCCTTAATCCGTTCCTTGGCATAGCCCATCACTGTGACTTGTTCGCAAATGGCCCGGTTGGTCAGGGCCTTTTTATACAGTTCATCGAAAACCCAAATGGTTTTTTCTGCTGTACTCACCAGCCCACAGAAAAGCGCCGTGGGGTCATTGGTATAGCCAAAATCAAGGCCGAAGGCAGATTTCACGCCATCCTTGGCGCTGATTTCAGCCGGGTTGAACAGTTCTTCCCGCCAGTTCTCATAAATCAGGCCATCCACAATGCCCCAACCCCCAAGGCCAGCCACCTTGTAGCGGCGGGGGTTGTTTTCCTTCATGGTGTTGAACACCTTCAAATCCGCCGTATCCAGCCATTCATTACACAGGTAATTGGTGGTTGTGGCGTAAATCTGCCCATCCGGGCTGATCCAGCTATCATGGAACTTGTATGTGGGGTTCCCTTGGGCATCCTTGCCGGTGATCTCCCCGAAGAAGCGTTTTCTGATCCAATGCTTTTCGTTCCACGGGTTGAATGTCAGCGTGATTTGCTTGAACAGGCCGGTTTCTTCCGGGATAGCACCACGGATGGATTCATCCAGCATATCAAAATCAGCTTCATTCATGATTTCGTATGCTTCTTCAATCCAGCACCAGCACAGAAACCCTATTTCAACCGTAATTGAAGTAACCTTCAGGGGATCATCAAGGCCCCTGAAGTAAATCTTCTGACCGGTGGGAAGGTAGGTCATTTCAAGGGGGCTTTCTTTGATTTCCCAATAGGCTGAAACCCCAAGGCGGTTGATTGCCCATTTCAGTTCGGTGAAACAGGAATCTTTCAAGGTTCTGAACACCTTGCGAACCACAAGGGTATTGGCTTCCGGGTATTGCATCATCCGTTTGATGATGTTCAGGGCCGTTGTCTTGGATTTCTTGGAAGCACGGCTTCCCTTACACACTCGGTAACGGCCTTTGAAGTTCCAGAAGGTTCCGTAACCCTTGCCAACCACTTCAGGAAGGTGAACCCGCTTGGCCTGTGGGCTAATCTTCAAGTTGATCATCCCCCGTGATAATCACCGGAACGGCCCCTTCCACACCTACCTTGTCCGTGAACATACCATAACGCTTGCCGATCAGTTCAGCGGCCTTCAGCCTTTCCTTGGCTCCAACCTCTTTCTGCGTCAACTCTTGGCAACCGTCACCGCACAGGATCGGGATTTCTTCAGTATGTTCACCCCGCATTACCGAAGTCAGGTATTTCATGACTTCTTCAGCATCAGCGATCTTGGCCGAATGAAGTTTTTCAAGTTCGGTTTCGATGTACGCTTTCAAGTCAGGTTTTGCGAGGTTTTCAGAACCCGTCTGCTTTGCGGTCTTGGGCGAATACCCCGCCTTGATTGCCGCATCCGTAGCATTGCCGCTGATCAGGTATTCATCACAGAACTTCCGCTGTCTTGGTGTCACAGGTATTCACCCCTTTCATCAGGCATAGAAAAAGCGCCCCGGTTTCCCGTAGGCGCAATTTCTTATTTACTATTCTACCGATTCTTTACTCTGTTTGGAACCGGTGGTACTCTGGTTTTCTCGGTTGTTTAGAAAGTCGCTGTTTGCCTTGGCAAAAGCAAGTAAACCCTTTCCGTGAAGTTCAAAAACCCATTGCATAGAATAATTCAGTTCTTCAGAAATATCTTCCCATTTTTTCAACTGAACATAGCGCCCGATCAGAATATTTTGCTGATCAAGGTCAGGAATCCGGTTGATCATGGTGAACGCTTCCTGTTTCATGCTCACAAGTTCATCAATCCGGGTGTTAATATCATCTTCAAGGGACATGATCTTGGTGATGGTTTCTTCAAGGGTATTCTTGGGGCCTGAAGTCTGAACCTTGTCCTGTTTCAGTTGGCTTCCGGTAGAAGTCAAGCTGGAACGCAAGGTTGCAATGGTGCTATCAAGCCGATGGATCAAACGATCCGTTTTCCTGATTTGGGCAAAGTATTCTTTAGCCTGTTGGGAAAGGTCTTTGTCATTCACTATGTAACACATCCTTTCTGCGGTAGTCTGTTCCGTTTTCATTGCATCTGTACCGTTAATAAATGCTGAAAAATCAAGTGGTTTCAGGACTTTGGAACGCATGGAACAGATAAAACGGGCAGTTCCTTATATACACATTTCTTATATATTTTTTCTTTATAAGAAGAAAGTATATTTACATCTGTTCCATCTGTTCCGTTTCCTGAAAACAACTGAAAAAGTCTTGAAAATCAAGGGTTTTCGTGCGGAACAGATATAGAAAAAACATCTATTCCATACCTGTTCCACACGCTGTTCCAACCCCTACTGAAGAAGCACCTGTTCAGGCGTTCCGGTTGTTCCACTTCTCCAACTGCTCACCCCTCAACGCCAACGCTTCCAAGAAGCAACCGTTCTTAGGGTGAACATAGAAAGTTCTGAACGGAATATCCGCATATTTCTTTGCAAGCGGGTTCAACCGGTTTTCCTGAACCAAATCAGCCCCGCAAAAAGGACACGGCTTATTTTTCATCGTGCTTCACTCCCGTTCCTACAATTTCAATGCCCACCGCCATAGCCTTGAAATCATCTTCATTGCCTTCCACTTCCAAGGTGTCACCGTCAGCGTTTTTCAGAACGGCGGTGTAAACCTCGTTTTCTTCATCATAGCTGAACTGACAATCATTTTCAGAATAACGGTCAATATCTTCTTGGTTGTCACACTCCAAAAAGGTGAAATCCATCAGTTCAGCACCTTTGCAGTTGCCGCCGATTCCAAAGGAAACATGGCCGATATAATCCCATTGCATGAAAGTCACCCGGATTGTATGGACACCATGAAAATTAGGGTCATAAGAACTGATCATTTGTATTCCCTCCCGGTCTTACGGTCTTTGATTTCAATGCGGTTCAGAAGTTCAAACCCCGCCAAACGGGTGATGTACTTCAGGACGAAGATCAGGGTGTTCACCCGCTTCTGCTGTTCATCCTCGTCACGGATGATATTCTTTGTGCCGTGGTAGGCTGTCGGATCGTGATACCCTTCAGCATTTTCCCAAGGTTTAGGCATCGGTTTTCCCTCCTTCTTCTCTGTACCATTCTTCAATGTCACACCCAATGTCCTTCAGCTTTTTACGGGCCAACCACCCATCATCGGCTTGTTCCATCAGGTAATGTTCCCGTAGCTTCAAGGTTTCGGCATAGAACAGCTTCCATGCCAGCTTCAGGCGCTTGGGGCCAAAGCCAAATTGGGTGTGAAGCATCCACAGGATAGATGATTCTTTGTCCATGTCAAAGGCCCGATCATTTTCCACAATCTGTTTCTTGATTTCCTGATCCAAGGCCCGTTCTTCAGCTTTGTTGAACTGAACGGCGAAGATTTTACCACCGGACTTCTTAAACATCGGCATGGCATTCACTCCAAATATCATCGAAGCATACCGGAATCAGCCAATGAACCTTGTCCAACAGGATCAAGGCCACTTCCCGCATCTGCGGATGTGCGGCGGGTGAACAGCGCAACTTCAGGAAATGCCGCCATTCACGAATGTTGGCCGTCATAACCACTTCAGTTTTCAGGCTGTTGGGCAGAACTGACCGGGCTTCCTGCGGGGTGGCTCCATTCTGAAGAAGTTCCATATACCACGCTTCAGCATCAGCCATAGCCGCTTCCCACTTCTGGTAGTTCTCCCAATCCTGATCCGAATGTTGATCGTGGAAAAAGCAAGGTTCAATCACCGTGATTTCCTCACCGAACTTGCCCTTGCCGTAATTACAATAGCGGGTGGATTCCTGACAGTAAGAAGCCATCCGGTGGCGGACGATCTCATGAGAAACCCCACGATCACAAATGAACTTCACCGTGAAGGAACAATGTTCCAGAACCGCTTCATGTCCACGCTTGATGATCCCGGCAACGAACTTTTCAGCGGAACCTTCCGTGATCTTATCCTCGGACTTGTAGCAGACACGGCCACATTGTTCCAGCCGCTTCAGAATGGTGGCCCCGTCAATCGGGGTGATGAACTGCACATCAGACTTGATAATTTTCATTGTTCTGCATCCTCCTTACAATCTGCCGGGTAAAATCTATCTTCGACCCCATTGTTTTTATGAACACATTCATCACAAGGGGGTTCATCCCCGAACTTGTCACGGTGCTTACAACGGCGGCACGGTTCCAAATTCCGTTTCAGTTTTGGAACCTGTGGATTTTCGCTTTTGTCGATCCGGGTTTGTATGTCCTGAAGTTCCGGGTGTTTGATTTCCATGTAAAGGGCAAACAGGATGTTCCAAGCCGCTGCCCGAAGATGGGGTTCATCCTTCATACCCATCATGTACTTGGCAAGGTGGCGGAAGGCCGAATCAATCAGGCTGTGGATGGGAATACCCTTTTCACAGTTCCGTTCACCATACTTCAAGGCCCCTTCTTCACAATGCTTGGAAACCTCCACCAAGGCTTCCCACGGAAGTAAATCCATGCGGCCTTTGCCGCTGTGCATATCACGAACAGCGCCGGTTCCAAACTCGGTGCGTTCACCGCTGTCTTTAATCATGCCAACCAGTCAACCTTTCTAAATTATTTTTCAATCCGGCCACAATCTCACGGGCTTCCATCGTGCCCGTATGCTTTGCAATGGCTTCATTCCGCCGATCCGTCAAGAAACCACGATCCAGCGGGTGACACTTTTCCAAATCAGCATTACACCGGTTGATTTCTTGAACCAAGGCTTCAGCACGGGCCTTCAGCCGGTCTAAACATTCCTGAAGAATGGCCTTCTGGTATTGGGCGATTGTTTGAATGTTATTTTTCAATTCAGGATCATCCCGATATTCAATAGCTGAATTGACATCCAGGCCGTGTTCGGTGCAAAAGGTTTCTGCATCAAACAGACTATTGAACACCCGCCGCCCAACCTTGGCATAGGGAATGTTTTTGTTCTTGAACTTGGAATATTCGTGGGTCATTCTGTGTCACCGCCTTTCACAAATACACGGGTTTTCCGGTTTCTGATCCACTTGGGAACCGTTGTGAAGCCACAGCGTTTTGTGATCTGCCGGGAAAACTCAATCTTGGAAAGGGCTTGGAAGTTGTTTGCAATGCAATATTCCTTATACCGGCGATACACGGAATCGGTGGCTTCATTTTCAATCCCGTCAAGGCCAACTTCATTGATGAACCCAATAATGGGGTTGTTGTTTTCCTCATATTCGTCCAACTGCCCCTGAACTCTGCTGGAAGTGGTGAACTGTGCGTTCCCAAGAACCCGCTTCAACCCCTGAAGGCCAAGCAAGGCCAGATATTCCATTGAACCCTGTTCACACAGTTCATCCTTGATGAATGGGCGGAAGTCTGCATCATTGGGGGTGAACTTGGCATCGAAGGGAACGATCACCAAACGCCGCTGAACGGCTCCGGTTTTGTCCTTGATACGGGGAATATTGTTGGCGCTGAACAGGAACTTGGAATAATTGTTGAACTCAAATGGATCTTGGCCTTTGCGCTCCACATTCACCCGATCACCCGTGACCAGCTTCTTGAACACGGAAGCATTGGCAATAAATTCATCACCAATATCATCACCGATGTTTGCCAGCTTGCCGAACAGTTCAGCGGTTTTGAACCTATCACCCAATTCCTTCAGGTCAAGGGAAGCAATGTTCTGATCCCCAAGAAGGTTTTTCACCACATGAAGGAAGGTTGATTTGCCGTTGCTCTTATCACCAATCAGGATGAACGCCTTGCCAAGTTCGTTGCGGCGGTACATACAATAACCCACCATTTCTTCCAGCAAGGCCCTGACTTCAGGATCATCACAGGCCAGCCGGTTCAGGGTGTGATCCAACAGATCATCATGGGCGGCGGGATTGTACGGCCACGGGATTTTGTTTGTAATGACCACATCCGGGGTGAACTCTTTGAAGGAACCATCCCGGATATTGTAAAGGCCGTTGCTGAAAGCAATGATATTCGGGTTGGTGGCCTTGGTGTTTTCCTCAATCATGATTTCCAAATAGGACAGGACTTCCGAACGCCACGCCCGTTTCAGGTTGCTGATCAGCTTGATCATGGCCCCTTCAATTTCACCGGCCCCGGAAACATAGATACCATCCTTGTAAATGTGAAGCTGGTTATTGATCTTCACAATATGGTTGTTGTTCTTCAGGTAGGTGGCGAACTTATCAAACAGGAAGGTTTTATCCCGGAAGAAGGATGTTTTCTTGAAGGCATCATCCCGAAGGATCACATCAAGTTCCTTGTCGGACAGGGGCTTCTTCAGCACATAACGGTTAATCAGCCTGATACATTCACGGGCTTCTTCCTTGGTGAAATCGTCACTCTGAAGGGTCAGAATGTAGTTGAACAGGGTTTGGTTCCGCCCATCACCTTCCCCAAGGTTCGGGAAATCATAGTTGCTTTTCACTGGGGTCAGCCACTTGGGAAGTTCCTGAATCTCCCCTTCAGGGAAGTCATACAGAATGGGCCGTTCCACGCCACCAGACTTCAAGATTTCATAGCTGTTATTGGCTCCAACCTTTCCATCCGTGGTGATACCCACGGCCAAGGTGCATTTCGTCCAGCTTTTTTTAACACCACAGTTCTTGAACAAGAAGTGTTTTCCCCGTGTGGTGGCGTACACTCTGCACTTCAGTTCTAAATCCTGAACAATTCTGAACAAAAGTTCAGATGTTTCCGCATCATCCACATCAATCAGGATGGTTTCTTCCCCAAGAATACCGGCGTATTCATCAAGGTCTTGGACTTCAGAACGGGTTTTCAGTTTTTCAACGCCTTTGAACTTTTCAAGGCATTGTTTGTTTCTGGTAGGCACATAGCCCCTAAACAGTTCCATGCTTCAACGCTCCTCCCCCCGAAAGGTTTTATTGTTCATCGTTCCACCCCAAAATCTTTCAGGCGATCCCAAGCAACATCAATGTAATATTGCTTGTCCAGTTCATCCGGGATGGGAAGGTTGGTCACATCATCATTGATGAAGAAACAATGATCCGGGGTGTTGCCGAACTTTTCAGGATTCTTTTCCCGGCCCTTGACGATTTTCCCGGAAACCTTGAAGATTCCGCCCTTGCTCTGATCCTTGGAAGCAAACACCCGGAAGGTTTTATCCGTCTGAACCTCACCACCGCTGAAGCGGGTGATTTTCTTGGAACGGCCTTTTTCATCCCTGATCTTGGCTTCCGTAATCACTGGGGAATAAAGGGCATATTTGTACTTGCTGGACACTTTCACAACCTTCTGAAAATCTCGAAGATCGGAACATTCCATGATGGTTGTTTCCGGGCTGATCCCATGAAGGAAATAGTTCACAATGGCCCGGTTGACAATGGGAAGGTCATAATCCAGATCAGACAGCTTTTTGACATAGGCACCCTTGCACTTCCAGCGGGGTTTCCCTTTTTCATCACGAAGCGGCCCGGAAGGAATAATGATGTAATTGTTCACATCCTTCTGATACACCTTTTGAAATTCATCAAATTCAAGGCGCATCCCGGTTCTTTGCTCCCACTCCCAACACAGATCGTCCAGCATTTCAAAATCTTCATACCGGCGAAGTTTGACCAAAATACCATCCGTGTTGCTCTGGATGATTTCACAATGATCTTCCAGTCGTTCAATCAAATCCAGAAGAAGAAGCTGACCGCCCACACAAACATTGTTGGCTTGCCGGGGATCATACATGGCATTGTGCTTATCCTTCATAGCGCCATAGGTGCTGTTCAGAACAATCTTGTAAGGCTGTTGCATGGGATTCTTTTCCGCCTTCAGCTTCAGGCGGGTGTGGTAGATTTCCGCATACTTGGAAGGATCGTGAACATTGCGGGAAAGCCACTTATAAACCAGCATCAAAGATGGGTAATAGGAAGCCACATCCACATTGACGAACCAGCCTTCCCCGTGATATTTGGGAATTGCCCCATGAAGGCCACCCCAAGCGAACACATGGGGAACCCCGGCCACATCCAGTTCAAGGGTTTTGGAATAGTCACGGTTCAGGGGGTTTTTGTACCAGTTCAGAACTTCCGTGTATTTTTCGATCCGCAAGCTGGACGGGAACTCAATTTCAAATTCATCATTGTGTTCCCTTTGAACGGCCCCAAGGATTTTGGCGGAAAGCTGTGCTTTGGTGCGGCCAATGTCAGAAATGGGAAGGTGAAACGCCTTCACAAGTGACATTTGGGCATCAAATTCATCTTCCTTCCGCCGTAACCACACTTCCACCGTCTGTTCCACATCATGGCGGCAATATTTGACCGTTTCGGCCAACTCTGCTTCAGTCAAAGGCCGGTCAATGTCGAAGGGAACAGAAGTTTCTTTTATGGAATGGCCCATGAACGCTTCCAGCGCCTTCAGGCTGATTGGCGGGTTTGGCATCACATCATAATTGATCAGCGGGTATTCCCTGAACAGGCTTGAATATCTGTAACCGGGTTTAGCCTCTGCAATGATCCAATCATTCACAGGCTTTGGATCAAACCCACACAGAATGGCCTTCAGAATGTACTGATCATAGTTCCGGGAATTGTAACCGGCCCAAATCACACCCTTGTGTTCCTCATAGAAGCGTTTCAACTTGTCGGGATCGTTGATAATCACGGTTTCTTTTTTGGCGTTCAGGTCGATCAGGACAACCAGCCAGTCATACCGGAAAACCTCAAAATCATAGAAGATCATCAACTCACATCCTTTCAGCTTTTGTGAAATCGGTCAGCGTTTCCGCCTTATCAGCCCCGCCACGGGAAGGCTTTCACTTGGGGCCATTCCGGGGCTTTCGCCCCGGCTTGAAAGTGAACTTTCAAAAATGGTTAGTGTCCTAAAAGACACTTCCATTGTAAAAAATTTTGGGTCAGTTTTCAACCTCGAAAACTTCTTCGACGGTGATGGAATTGAAGCGGGAATCATCGTAGTCCACCGCATATTCCAAGTTTCCATCAATGGCTTCCGCCACATCAAGAACAAGCTGGGAAAACTGCTTGTAGCTGGTGAAGCTGACAGGAATACCGGAATCCAGCTTTTCAAGGAAGCCCATAGCGGAAGCGATCATGTTCTTGTCATTCTTGGTGCCGTAAAGGACACGGTTCATGAAAAGGCGCTGGTTCTTGAACTCACCGGACAGGATTTTGAAGGACACGGCCAGCATGGGGCGGTTGGGATCGGCCTTGGTGCCTTTGATCTCCATGCTTTCCAGCTTCACTTCATACTTGCCAGCGGGAATGGTGGGGAAATCACCGCCGCCGTTCTTCTTGGCATCCTCCACATCAGCCTGAAGGCCCTTCAGATCAACAGAACGATCAATCTTGTCAAAATCAATAGCCATAGTTTTTTACCTCCAAAAAATGTATTTATTAAATGGTTTTCAGAAGATCAGCCAACCCACCAAACAGGGTATCAAGCACCTTGGCCGCTTTGTCAGCCGTTTCCTTGGCCCTGTTCATGTTGTCAACTTCTTCTTTCGTAGGGGAAAAACCACCATCAGGAATGAACAGATCATCAGGAAGAACGGTGTTCAGCAGATGATCAAGGGCCGCATCCGCCATCACATCACAAAAATCTTCATGATGTTCAGCGTAATTCCGAATGGCGATCTTGGCGGCGGAACGATGAAGTTCGATCAGGGCTTCACCATCAGCACCGGGCGGGGGGGGGATCAGGTTGGCGCACACCTGAATCTTGCGGAACAGGCCACGCTTGTTCATTTCCTCTTTGAAATGGTTCAGGGCATCATTTTTCATTTTGGGTTCCTCCTTATATTTGGTTGGAAATTATCTTTCCAATTTCCCTTACTGCATGGGCGATCTTCTCACGGTTTATCCGTTTTTCTTGAAGAACACCCGTGATAACTGCGGCTTCCGTCTGAATGTCCTGAAAGGCTCTGTGATTGCTTTCAAGGTCAGCTTCATAGGAAGCAAGGTCTGTGTTCTCACCGGCCTTGGCCGATCTGACTTCTTCATCAGCCTTTTCAGCGTATTCCCGGAAATACTTGGCCGCTTCATAACCCATGTGTTTTTCAACCAGATATTCAAAATCACGGGCCTTGAAGATGGTTTCAGGCTTTCCGGCAATCATCAGCACTTCAGCCATTATTCTTCACGCTTCTTCCGGGTACGGCGGGGCGGGTTGGCATCCATCTTGGGTGCGGCTTCCTCTGCCGGGGCCTTGGGGCGATCCCACAGGGGGCAACCATCGGGGCCACCTTCCTTGTGGCAACGGTGGCCAGCGTCAATGGACGGGCAAAGGGGGATTTCCGGGTTCTGGTCATGCTGTTTGAAAATGCGCTCACCGTCCGGGCATTTGGGAAGATCGTTCCAAGGCGGGGTGTCACCGGTGGCCGGTTCAGCAACGGTATCAGGATCACCACAAGCCGCCTTTGCCGCATCTTCAACCGGATCATAGTTGTCAGCCGGGGGCGGGGTTTCAGTCTTGGCCTTTCTGCCCCTTCTGCTGGGCGCTGTGGTGGGCGTGTCGGTGGTTTCAGGTGCGGGGGTAGCCGGGGTATTGCCGCCACGCTTCACGGCTCCTGCGGCCTTCTGGTTGGCTTCCTCGTAGACTTCACAGAAAGCGTCATAGGTCAGCGGGATTTCCTTATCACGGACAGTCAAACGGCCACCGCCGAAGATCACTTCAGAAGTCTTGAAAGACAGCACTCGTTCATCATCGTCCGCCACGATACGGGCCACCAGATCAACCATACCGGCCACCTTGTTTGCCACCTTATCCTGAAGGTTCGGCTTGATAGAACTGATCTTATCGCCGCCCTTGCGGGTCAGGTCACGGCTTCTGTCCTCATGGCTGATCAGGATGATGTTTTCATAGTCCAGATTCACAAGCCGCTTCAGGGTGTTCAGGAACTCGCTTCTGACCATATCCCACGCACGGAAGGAATCATCAGATTCATGCTTCCAGCCCTGACGGTCACAGATGTAAACCCGGCACGATTCATAAACATCTTCCAGAAGGTCAACCACGATGGTTCGGAAATCGTTCTGTTTCTTTTCCAGTTCGGCCACGGCATCCATGAACACTTCATAGGCCAACTTGCGCTTGGTGATACGGCCTTCCACCGTAACGGTGTCACGAATGGCGATATAGGGGGCATCCACAAACTTGATGTTGCCATCCGTATTCAACATCAGGGGATCGGGGAACTGATTGGCAAAGAAGGTTTTGCCGCTGAAGGGTGCGCCGTAAAGCCACACAACCTTCTTCTTGGTGGCGTTCAGGTCACGGCGTTCATTCTTGGGAAGTAACATATAATCCCATCCTTTCTGACAATATTCTTCATACTCACACCATCCGCAAAAATGGTTTGGGTTCTTGGGAAAGTCTGTGGCTTCAACCATGTGCTTCACATCGGTCAGGAAGTCCACAATCTTCATGGGGTTGTACTGAACCGGCATCAGCGTTGGTTCAGCATCTTTCAAGGCCGCTTGCAAGCGGTCACGGAATTGGGAAAGGGTTTCGGTGCTTTTCTGCCTGATCTTTGCCTTGGGAACAATCAGGAAATACATATTCCTGATCCGGTGGCCCGGATGGGTCAGTTCATACCAATACTTGTATTCGTGAAGCTGACCGGAAACGGCGTAGTTCTTGGCGTTGTTGGAATACTTGAAATCGTATAGATCAAAGGTGTCTTTGGAACGGGTGGTGAACTTACCACAGGGGCAAGAACCGGTATAAGCTGAATCACAGTCACCTTTAGGGCAACCATCACAGATTTCCGTTTTGCCCGATAAATCTTCATCCACGGGAACCAGATAATCCATGAAGCCGATGAAATCACCGTTCCCAATGGGCAATTCAAAGGAACCACCGGGCGGCAACATGGCCTTTGCCTTGGGGATCATTGCTTCCAGCTTCATCATTTCATGAATGTGATCATCCGTCAGAACCGGGAAGCTGTTCTTGTAGAAGTCAAGGGCCTGTTCAACCCCTTCTTCAATGCCGGTGTGAAGGGCGGTGCCAAGGATCAGGGCGTTGTCTGCGTCCGTGTTCGGGATCGTGTCTAATCCATCAACATATCGCAACCGATATTTGAATGGGCAACGATCAAACACTTCAACCCGGCTATGGGAAAATCTTGTGGACACGATTTCACCCCCTTTATTATGTCTTTGAATGTGTCAAACCCTTGTGGGTATAGCACCATTGCTATTCCGCCGCTATTATTGATTTGGCGAATATTCCGCTTCTGAAGCACAGATGGGGTTCCATTGGTGGCCTTCAGCTCTACTTCAAGGGCAATGCCCTTCACGGTGATCCGCATATCGGGAAGGCCGCTTTTCACATACCGGCTTCCACCCCAACGCTTTTCATAGAAGCCACAAGGCGGGGCGCTCATGCGGTCAACAGGTTCACCCAAGGGATATATCCCTTCAGATTCCAGCCACTTCTTCAAGCGGTTTTCAAAGTTTTTTTCACCGGCCACGGCTCACCCCTCCAACATTTGAATCAGGCTGTGAATACCTCTGACTTGGGTGAAACCCTGAATTTTTCCTGTTCCAGCGTAAAATTGGAACAGTTTATCATCAGACTTCCGCCAACAATGGAAGTGGCCTGTTTGCTCATTTTTCAGTTGGTATTCAATGCCGTGGGCTTCAAACTGTTGAATAGCATAGGCGATCCGGTCGGGGTTCTTTGCAACCCGTTCTGAATGAACCTGTTTGGCATGATCCTTCAGGGCATCCCATAATTCATCCCTTGCCATCGGCCCCACCGTCCTTCAGGGTGATCTTCACATAACCGGCCTTGGCGGTAGTCTTGGAACACTCGGAAGCAATGTCCGGGTATTTCTTCTTCAGCTTGGCGGAATCAATGCTGGTGGCATTGGTGGGCTTCACAAGGGTAAGGTTCAGAACATCGGATTCAAACTTATCCACGCCGAACTTCACCATTGCTTCATACAGCTTGGCCTTCATTTCCTTTTCCTGATCCTCAATAGCCTTCTTGTGGGCGGTCAGGGAAGCAATGGCGTTCAGGGTGGCAAGCTGGGTGTTCTTGAACTCCTGAAGGGCCGTTTCTTCATCGAAGGTGGCCGAACCACAGGCGTTCGGGTTTTCCTGACAGGAATCAGGACAAGTGTGGAAATCCGGGCATTTGTGGCAACACCCATCAAATTTTCCACGGGGGCAAGCATTTTCACATTTGATCATTTCCGTTCAACTCCTTTATGTAGGTTTCTTGGTAGCCAATCACCCGCTGGGAATATTTGCTTTGGTAAATCCCTTGATCCCACAGCTTGGAAGCGCCGCTTTCCCCCATGTTGTAAGCCATCAGAACCTTGTGTGGATCATCGTACTTTTCAAACAGGGTGCCAAGGATATAAATACCGGCTTGAATATTCTGGTAAGGGTCAAGGAAATCCGTTACACCAACGGCATTGGACAACCATTCATGGTTTTTCTGGTTAATCTGCATCAGGCCATAATCATTGGTGGTGCTGATAACATCCGCTTGGAAGTTGCTTTCGTTGCGGATCAGGGCCATCAGGAAAGTGAAATCAACTTCATAGGCATCCGCCATCCAATAAACATATTCCTGAAGGCTTTCATCCATAGGGACATTCAAAGGGGTGAAGTCACCGGCCTGAACAATGGTTCCATCACTCTGAACTTTGACAGCTTGGCCGGTATAGGCCCCGTACAAAACCGCCGTGGTGGTAGGCTCCGGGGTAGAAAACCAGATTGGTACTTTGGCAAACAGGAACCCAATCAGTACCCCTATCAGCAAGGCAACGGAAAACATACGCCGAAACCACAGATTTTGTTTAGCCCTTTGGGTGGCCGTCCTCGTATTTTCTGAACAGTTCATAGCATTACACCTTCTTCCGCCTGTTTTGATTTTGTTCTTCAGCAGTTGCCCACCGGCAATTCCCCGGCTCATAGTTTCCATTCACATCAATCCGATCAATACTTAATTCATCAGAATACCCATGTGACATGGCCCAATCATAGAAGGCTTGGAAATCATTCAGCCATTCATCACAGACGGTAATTCCACGCTCACCCCAATATTTGAATTGCGGGGTATTCGGGTTATAGCATCGGGATTTCATATCTTCCCAAATGCCATACAACCGGGAATTAGCCATTCCGTGAGATAATCGCAACCCCTTTTTTAATCCCTCTTTATGAACACACCCGCATGAAACCGTATGGCCTGATCTTAAATTCCAACCAAGCACAACCGTTTCATTGCCGCAATCACACTTACAAAGCCAAGCGGCCTGTTTGTTTGGGCTTGTTGCTCTGGAAACTACCACCAGTTTTCCAAATCTCTTGCCAGTCATATCAACCATTTGGGTGTTCCCCCTCATATTTTCGGAACAGTTCATCGTTGTAATTTTTGCGTTGCTGAAGGGTGGAAAGAATATCTTCTTCAACCGTTCCCGGACAGATCATCAGGTAATAGAAACAGGGCCGTTCTTGCCCAAGGCGGTGAATACGCTTTTGGGATTGCTCCCACAGTTCCGAACCTTGGGGAAGGCTGAAGTAAATGATTTTGTTGGCAAGCTGGAAGTTGCCGCCCATTGCACCGGCCTGATACTGAATGAAGGTAATGCTGTTGTGCTGGTATCGGTAAGCATCCAAGTTCTTTTCTTCACCGGAAAGAACAGACACAGGCCGGTTCAGGCCCTTGGCAATCCCTTTCAGGCGTTCCATTTCTTCTGTGAAGTTATAGAACACAATCAAGCGATCTTCCGTACTGTTCACCAAATCCCGGAAGGCTTCATAACGGGCCGGGTTGTATAGGCCGCAAAGCTGACGGGCATAAAGGCGGCGGGTCAAACTGGTATTGCCAATCAGTTCCCGTTCACAATGGGCATTGGAACCGTAGAAATCAGCATCCAGTTCAAATTCACCAAGGTTGGCGCTGTCAATCGCAACATAGCGATCATTCCAGAACTTCCAATAAAGGGGTGAAGGGCGGGTTTTGACCTTGATCCAGTTCCGTTTTGGAAGGCTGATCCCGGCCTGTTCGGTGGTCATGAAAACGGCCCCATGTTCGGCCAGCTTCATCTTCAGCCGGTCAACATTCTTATAGCCGGTAATCTGTTGCCGCCAAAAGCCATCGGTTTCCACCCATTCCGTTTGAATGTACTGCTTCCAGAACAATTCCTTTGAAATCTTCCACCCCAACAGTTGGCATTGGCTCCACAGGTTTTCATACTTGCCGCCCGTGGGGGTGCCTGACAGAAGGATCACATTATCCGGTTTCAGCCCAAGAATGAACTTTGACCGTTTGGCGTTCTCATTCTGGATCAGGGAACTTTCATCCAACATCAGCGTGAAGCCGGTCAGGGTTTTCAGCACATTCCGCCTGAAGGTCAGTTCATAGTTGATCACGCCACAAATCCGATCCGGGTTATCAACTTCCATTGCGGCCTTCATGAACCAATCAAATTCATTTTTCTTGGTCATGTCATAAATCATCCAACAATGATTCATGGCGTAATTTTCTGTCATGTGTTCAATCCAGTCTTGAACCTTTGAACATTGACACACCAGAAGATTTACACGGCTGTTCAACTTCAGGGCTTTTTCGGAACCAACAAAGGTTTTCCCAAGGCCCATATCAAGGTAATAGGCCACCCGGTTCTTCCCCTCGGTTTCATCAAGGGCCTGTTGTTGGTGCTGGAATAGGTTAATCATTGATCTGAATGGAAGCACCCAAAACCTTCTTGGCGTGGGTGGTGGAACCGAACAGCTTCTTGACCACAGCGGCACAGAAACCGGAATAGTAGTCATAGGAATCCGCTTCCCCACAAGAAACAATGGTTTTGGTGTTGTCGGCCCACAGAATGATTGTCTTGGGGCCGCTGTAAATGACCTTCTTGATCTGCGGAAGGCCGGTCTGACGGGAACGGCGGGTGTGATTTGCAACGCCGAAGGTGGCGTTAAGATTAGCCTTGATATATTCCATCATGGCATCCGGCAGAGTACCCGCCGCAACCACCTTGGATTCAGAGAACCAAAACAGGTCCTTGGAACTTGCGTCATTCGTCTGCTGAAAAAGTTCCACGCCAACCTTCTTGTTCTGCGAAAAGTAATTCTTCACCTTGCCGATGTAGCCGGTGAACTTGCCGCTGTATTCCGCATCGGGCAAGATTTTAACGATCATACCGATCTGAAGCATATAAACCATCCTTTCATCGGTGAAGCCATTCACGGCGGATATACTGAATCGCCGTTTCAAAGCCTTCAGACATTTCAGCGGGGCAATCCGGGTTGTGCTGGGCGCTCCGCAACTGCTTAATTGCCTTCTTCAGTTCGCCACGGGTGGCGTTAGGCGTGTAGGGGGGGGAATCAGGCGCAACCACATAGATAATGGCGAAGAAGCAAATCATATCAATGTTGGTGGCGTTCCTGATCAAATCCAACAGTTCATCACGGGTGTTGTCCATCGTTGTTCCCCTTTCAGGCCGTAAGGCCGAAGAAGGAATTGAACTGATCAGCGCCCACATAATCACGGAACTTGGTGGGGTTGATGTAGTAATTCCAGCAAGCGCCAGTTCCGGGAACAGCGTTCCCGAAGGGAAGTAGGCCACGCTGAAGGCCGATTCTGACGAACTGATCAGATTTACCCATGCACCGAGCGGCTTCCTTCACGCTGATCTTCTTGATGGGCGGTTCCGCAACCGGGGCGGCTCCATAACCCATCAGGTAATCAAAGGAAACGCCGGTTGCATCGGCAAGGGCCTTGATACGGTCAGGGCCGGGGGTGTTCTTCCCGGAAAGGTATTGGCTGATAGCGGCCTTGGAAGCCCCGGCCTGTTCAGACAGGGCGGATTGGCTCATGTTGGCCTGTTCCATAGCGTTCTTCAAACGCTCTGCAAAAGTGGCATTCATGGTGACAACTCCTTTCTCACAGGTCGCACGCCTTAGAAGGCTTGCCGTTGGTGCGGGGACACACCCCCATTGTGGGCCAAACACCGCTTGCAGAATTCCTTATGGGAATCCTTGGGGTAGTTGGTGGTGGGGTTCTTGACCGGCTTGTGATAACCGGTCTGGTGGTGGGTCTTGGTGTTCCGTACCACCTTCACGGGTTTGGTCTGTTCATTCTTCATGGTGATAACCTCCTATTTGTTTTGTGGGAATCCAGCTTCTTCAAGCCGTTTCCGAAGTTCCGACATAAATTCACGGGTTCGATTGATCGGAAGGCCAGCGGCAAGCCGTTCTTCCTCAAATGAAAATCGGATTTCCAGTTCATCAACTGAATAATCTGCCCGGAAAGTTCGCCAAGTTTGGTGTTCCATATCCAGTAACTTTGCCCATAGATCAGGGAAATTGGTTCGCAATCTCCGAAGTTCATCAAGGCTCTGAAGCGGACAACACCAACAGGAAACCCGGTGGAATATCTCATATAGACCGCCCCAATCAAAGCCGTGATCATAGCAATACTTCAAACAATCCGCTTCAGTCCAACCCCAATCCGCCAGCGGGTGACGGTGTTCCGGGTTCTGGTTATGCTCTCGGTTCAATCGGGCCTGTTCGTCAGCGGCAAGCCCTACAAGCTGAATCATGTTGTATTGGCTCCGCAAAGCGTCCAAATACTTGTTGATTACTCTGGTTTTCAGGTGCTTGGTACACCATCTTGCTCTTGGCTCCGGCCAACTCCAACCAGACTTATCTTTTAATGCGGGATTGCTTCTCTTGGGTTGGTAATCGAACATTAGAAATTCAAAAGTCTGTTCACCTTTTAATCGTGTGAACTTGATTTCGGCTCCGGTGAAAATCTGTTCAAGGCGGTTGATATGTTCAACCATTGCCGGGAACTCCATTCCGGTATCACAATAAATGACCTCATGTAATGGGTATGTAATAGGGTCTTGCTGGTGACGCTTCAGCCATTCAAGGCCAAGGGCGGTGGAATCCTTACCACCTGAAAGGGACAGAACCCAATATTCAGGTTGGGGGGGGGTATTAGGTGCATACATCTTCAACCCTCCATCAAATGGCTTTGAAGGTGACTTCATGGCCGGGGTTTTCGGCAATCAGTTTGGCCTTCAGATCATCCACCATCATGTTGTTGTCAAGGGCCGCTTGAACAACATCCACCAGTTTCTTCCCATCAAGGAAGGCCCACACGGTTTTCCGTTTTCTTCTCATGTATCATTCCTCCGCGTGTCTTTTAGGACACTTTTTCAGTAAAAAAAATTCCCATAGGGCTTTTCAGATCCAGAATGTCAACGATCTTCTGAATCTCGCTTTGGGTGAACTCCGAACCCCCATTACACTTTCGGTAAAAGGCGGATCGGGAAATCCCAAGGACTTCACACAGCTTGGCACGGGTGACACCCCGAACGGACATTTCATATTCCAACCGGGCCTTGTTCATTCGCTCACATCCTTTCTTCAAAAATAGAACAGCCAAAGCCCCAACAAGCAATTTCCGGGCGGTCATGTCTTTTACATGGGGATTGATACCCAATACCCGAACCCATAAACCGGGGGCGCTCATATTGTCGCTGTTGCCCTGCCATCATCAGCACCGGTGGGGCGGTTCCGGTGGACGGGCCATCAGGCCCGTTTCGGCTTAAAGATCATGAACATATTCATAAACGGAAGTGTTTTCTGATTCCAGAATGTACCGATACGCTTCATCAATATCTTTACAATCAACCGGTTCGGTACTGCTATTGTGAATGTCATGCACCTGTCTCTTATACACATCTCCGAGCCCACGAGACCTCTCTACATCTCG